CCCAGAACTAATGCAAGGCTTCAAAGAGTCTGCACCTGAAACAGTTCGTGGTACTGCGATGCTTGCCGAGATGGGTGAGACTCGTGGTAAATCTAAACTCAGGGATATAGAAGGAAGTTTGACTAGGCTAGGTAATGTTTACAACTTGGCTAAGGGTCATTATACTTACGTAAAGACGTTTAGAATCATACAACCAAATAATGATATTACTGAATATACAGTTAATATGTATGATGATAAAAGTCAGGAACTTAATGCCATACAAAATGACATCACGATAGGGCATTATGATGTGAGAATCATATCCGGTTCAACTTTGCCATCAAACAGGGTAGCAGAATATAATATGTACCTTGAGGCATTTAAGATGAATCTGGTAGACGATGTCGAGGTTTTAAAGAAAACTGAAATCTTTGACAAACAAGGTGTCTTACAGCGAAAGGGACAAATGTCTCAGTTGCAATCTTATGTACAACAATTAGAAGCTCAAGTTAAGAAACTTAGTGGAGACCTTCAAACCGCAGAGCGTGAAGCAATAAGCTCAAGGAAGAGGACAGAAACTGAGAAGTTCAAAAGCAGGCTTAATGAGATTCAAAATGATACTAAGTTTAAAACTAAAGTACAGGTTGATAATCTAAAAAGAATAGTTGACACAGAAGAAGGAGCTGTAAGAAATTGAAAACAGAAGTAGTGGGGACATTTCCACGGTTCTGCTTTTATGGACATCTGCAAAAGGTGATGCTAATAATAAAAGAAATCGAGGAATAAAATGGAAAACGCTATGAACGGAGACGCTAACGCAATAGAAGGTGTGGAAGGTCAAGTTTTAGAACAAGTTGTTGAGCCGGAACAAGTAGGGGGTCAACCTGCAGAGCAGGGATATGAGCAACCTATTGATGATGCTAAAAAGTTTCAGTCAATGTATGACAAGAAAACAGCAGAGTATGAAAAGCTTAATAATGAAGTCGAGGAACTTCGCAAGTATCGACAGTTAGGTCAGGTCTTAGAACAAAGACCAGATGTTGTCGAGGCTATGAGAAACACTTTAAGTGGAAGCAAAACAGTAGAAGAGCAACCTCAACAAGAGCAACTTAGTGAAGATGCTTTTGACCCGTGGGAAGCTTACTACAAACCCGGTTCACCTTCCTATGAAATGAGGGTAAGCCAAGAAAAGAATCTTGTGAATAATGCTGTTCAAGAACAGTTCTCAGGATTACAAAAACAGATAGCTCTTAATAACTTGAAACAAGACCTTACCACTAAGTACGGGTTTGAAGACCCTGCGATGGCTGATGACTTTATACAATTCGCAACAAATCCTAGGGATGAACTTCCTATTGAAATGTTAGTTGATGTATATAGAAAGTATAAGGGAGGAGAACAAAAAGTTTCTCCTAACTTAGAAGCTGTTCAAAGAACTCAGAAGATTGCACCTACGGCTGGCGTTGTACAAGGCGCTAACCCTGAGCAACCTAATGAATTAGATAGTGTATGGTCTGGAGTTATGGGAGTATCTAATAGAAAACAATATTAACTAAGGAGTACTAAATGAGTACATACAATTCAGGAATTGTAAATGTTGGAACTCCGGGTTCAGCCGCTACTGGCTATCATACTCGGAGACTTTTCAACTTCTCAGACCGTGTTGCTGACTTAGCCCCAGATGAATCTCCATTCTTCGTATATCTTTCAAAGGTAGCTAAAGTCCCTACGGATGACCCACAATTCCGATTTTTAGAAGATAGAACTAAAATCTCTATGACAGACCGTTCTTTCTTAATTAAAGGTGAAGAAACAATTCCAGCGGCTGGTTCTTCTTTAACTTATAACGTAGATTCCGGAGGAGCTTCAGTTGATTGGCTTATCAAAGGAATGGTTTTTGTTATAGGTCAAGAAGATAGTAATGTGTCAGACCCTGTTATTGTTAGAATAGAATCAAACCCTATAGATAATGGTACTGATACTAGCTTTATTGGTAAAACAATATCTGGTGCTGATGCTGGCGGAACTGTTGATAATGCAAAGTGTACTGTTATAGGTACATCTTTTGCTGAAGGCTCAGGTTCACCTGATGTTTTTTCAGAAGAGCTTGACAATGATTTTGGGTACACTCAAATCTTTAAGACAGCTTGTGAAATGTCTAATACAGCTAGAGCGACTAGATACCGTGGTTACGAAGACGAGTTCCAAAGAATTTGGAATCTTAAACTACGTGAGCATAAAGTAGACATCGAAAGAGCTATGCTTTTTGGTCAACGTGCAAGCGTTGGTGGGATACAGTACTCAGAAGGTATCGCAGGTCACATACTGGCAAATGGAACAGCAGTTACTGGAACAAGCGATTTGGCTTATAGTGCAGGAGCTCCATATTTCAGAAGTGCTACAGCAGCTCAATTAACATATGATAGAATCTTATCTGATTTTGAAGTTGTTTACGACCCAGCTCGTGGTGGTTCAGATTCTAAATTAGCTCTTGCTAGTTTACCTGTAATTACTTTCTTTAATAAACTTGGCTCTACATCTTTTATAGACCAGTCTATTGGGAATGAATTAAGATACAACATTGAAAAGACTGAAGGTTCTTTTGGGCATACAGTTCTTCAAGTTGAAACTATTCACGGTACAATGAATCTAGTTAAAGAACCTTTATTTAGAGGTTTTTCTTCTGGTTTTCTATGTATGGTTGATATGGATAATGTAGCTTATAGACCATTAGTAGGTAACGGTGTTAATCGTGATACTCAAATTATGACTAATGTTCAGTCTGCTGATGAAGACCTTCGTAAAGATATGATTATGACTGAGGCTGGATTAGAAGTTTCTCTTCCTGAAAGTCATATGTTAATTCAATTACAAGGAGTTTAATAATGGCTAGAGCAAGTTATTTAGAGCAAAATAGTGGTTCTTTCCTAGAAGGAACTGCTGTAAAAGCAAACCACGTAGAATACCATAGTGCGGCTGTTACATTAGATAATGCCGCAGATGTAGGTGGAGTACACATAATTGATAAAGCTGATGTTGTTGTGACCCTACCTGCTGTAGCTACAGGTCTTGAGTATAAGTTAGTTCTTGGTGTAGATTTAGGTGCGGCAGAGTACTTAAGACTAGACCCTAATACAAGTGATAAATTTTTAGGTGGTTGTGGTAAAGACGCATCTACTGATGGAAAATATATCGGATGCACAGGAGCTAAAAAAGGTGCAGTTATTTCTGTTAAATATGGAACAGCCGATGGTTGGTACATAAAAGAAATGGATGATGCATCAATTTGGACTTACGAGTCTTAATAGATAGAATAGGAATGTGGGGGTGTCTACTAAGATACCCCCCATTGTGTAAAGAAAAAGATAAAAAAAAAGTAAAAATCCTGAAGAAGCAAACATAACAAAATATGCTTCTTCACCAAAACTAGATTTGAGAAAAAAGTCCAACCCAAAAAAAATGTAGAACAAACTGCAGAACAAGCTAT